GATGTGTAGACGGCACGCTGGATGGATAGCGCCCGGGCGGCGCGACCAAGTCCATCGGTCAACGATGTGACGCGCAATTCCTGCTTTCGATCTGGCAAGATCAGATCGACGACGTCGCTCGGCTCCAGAGCCAACAGCCGCTGCGGCAGCCTGAAATTCGCGTGCGTGCGCGAGGCCCAGGCGTCCTGGAGCATGCTGTCGGCGATGGCCTGGGCGGTGCCGGCGGTCATCACGATCGGCAGGTTCGCGTTCGAGACGCGCGCCGAGCGTCCGGCCAGTCGCCGCGACTCCGAGGCGGAAGCGAGGTAATTTTGATCCGCATCGAGAAAGCCGACGCGGGCGACCAGCGGCAAATCCGTGTCCTGGGAGCGAACCAATTGAAAGGGCTCGGCTCCCGGTTGCTCCTCGACCAGGTCATCCGCCGTCAGTTGGGCCACCGGGCCACACGATCCGCGCTGCACGAAGGCAAGCTCGCCGCCGCTCTCATATCCATCGAAGAAATAGGCAAGCGCCAACGGTTGCAGTGCCGCTCGCGCGCTCATCACCCCATCGATGACAATGCCTTCGACCAGGCCCACCAGACCGGCCGTCGAAGACGCCGAGAAGCCATTATCGGAAAGGATGGCCGACACCGTTGCATCCAGCGGCTGGGCGGCGATCCGGCCGGTGATCCAATGCCCACGTTGCCAGTTGCCACCGTCGGCCCAAACGTTGCTCAGATACGGGAACGCCGGATACGGTCGGGCGTCCCATGTGTAGACCGCCATGCGCGCGGGGTCGACCATGGGGCCGTTGTAGACCGTGGACGTTGGGTTGATCGCGCTGCCGACGCCTCCCGCGAAGACACCGAGGAAGGCTTGGAGATAGGCCCGCTGCATCGCGTCGTCGCGATCGCCGCTTGAGAAGTACGGGAACGCGGACTCGGCGCTTTTCGGATCGATAAAGACATTGGGTCGATTGGCCCCCTTGTCGATCGCCGGGCAGCCAACCTCGGTGAACCAGATCGGCTTGGATTGCGGGACCCATGGGGTCGCCGTGGCTGCCTCGACCCCACCAGGGCGGTTGAAATGCGGGCTGGACCACCAGTTACGGACGTCCTTGTAGCGGAACACCCAGGGCTTGCCCGCGCCATCGGTGATGGGGGTGCGTCTTTGGGCGGCGCGATCGGCCGTGGTCGCATAGTACCAATCGTAGCCCTCGCCGGCAAATACGTTGCCTGAGAGATAGGTCCGGTCATAGGCGCTCGGCGCGCCCGCCAACAGGTCGAGGTGGCTTGTACCGTCACGCCAATCGGCAAGTGGCCAATAGGCATCGATGCCCACCGCGTCGATCGCGCTCGAGGCCCATAGGGGGTCGAGATGAAAGTACACGTCGTTTGACCCATCCGCTGGCTGATGGCCGAAATACTCCGACCAGTCGGCTCCATAGGTCACCTTTGTGCCGGGGCCGAGCACAGTCTTGACGTCGGCCGCGAGCGCGGCGAGGGCAGCGACGAACGGATAGGATCCAGCGCCGGAGCGCGCCGTGGTCAGGCCCCGCAACTCCGAACCCAACAGAAATGTGTCGACCCCTCCCGCCAGACGGCAGAGGTTGGCGTAGTGCAGGATCATCCGCCGATAGGACCATTCGGCCGGACCCGAGTAGCCGACAATGGTGCCGCTGGCATTGAAATGCTGCGGTCCCGCCGTTCCAACGAAGGCGGCGATCTGAGTCGCGGCCAGCACGGTTTTGTCTGGCGATCCCGGCTGCCCGGCGGCCGGCGATACGCTGATCCGCCCACGCCACGGATAGGTGGCCTGCGCGGCGCCGCCATAGGGGTCGGGCAAGGTGTTGCCGGCCGGAATGTCCATCAATACGAACGGGTAGAAGGTGGTGCGCAGGCCGCGCGCCGTCAGGTCCTTGATCGCCTCGATGACGCTCTGATCCGACGGCGTGCCGCCAAACGCCGCCGCGCCATCGTGACTCGACACAACGTAGGCGGACGCGCGTGTCTGGCTCGCGACGCTCCAGCTCAGTGGTGTCGTGGTCTTGTTGGCGGCATCGACGCCCGGCCGCAGCAGGCAACTGCCGGCGCGCAGATCGTTGCCGAACCAGCTTACAACCAACGATACGTTGGTGACGTTGGGCAGGGTGTCCTGAAGTTGCTCGATCGCCACCGACCAGTCGGTAACGCCCTTGGTCGTATTCTCGTTGATCGGCTCCCACGTCCCGCCGCCTTGGTTGAGCTGGACCTCAGTCGTGTCATAAACGAACTCACCCGATCCCGGAATGACCGTGACCGCCTTGATCATTTGCTCGAGGCCGTCGAGCCCTCGAAAGACCTCGAACGCCAGCTGCGGCAGGCGGTTGCCAAAAGCGGCGATCGGCATCCGCTCGAACACCACATAGGCAAGACCCCGAAAGGCCGGTGCCAATCCGGCGCCCTCCTTGGCTTCGATGAGACTGTCCGGCAGTTGCGTCTCCGTACCCGTGTGCACCCGATACGTGTAGCTGCCGAGATCGAGGACCTTACCATCCGCCCACACCGTGCCTATACGGGTGATCGGACCCTCGCACAGGCCGACCGCGATATTGGCGTAGTAAGTGTAGCTCGTGCTCTTGGCGCTGCTCGAGGCTCCACCCAATCCCTTGCCGCCGCCCCCGCTGGATGTGACGACCTCCTCGAAATTGGTCGCCCAAATGACTTCGCCAGCGATCCGGGCCCGTCCATAGAGGCGCGGGATGGGCGCTCCTTCGCGCGACGCCATCACTTGCAACGAGGCGAGGCGCGGACCGTTCACCACTCGGCCCTGGCCGCTGGCGCCAAATAGCGCTTGGTCGATATATGACCCCGCCAATCCGCCGACGGCCCGGCCGACTGCGGCGCCGCCGATCGTCGCGCCAAAAATCGAGACGGAAGGCAGCAACGCGCCCCCGAGGGCGGCTCCGGCAATCCCGAGTGCGAGGGTGGCCATGGAAAAACTCCTTGTTCGGGAGCGATTTGGGCGGCCTTGCTGTCAATCCGCCAGGTTCGGCATCACGAACACGCCGGCAACGCGCCGCTGCCACCAGGGGCCGAAAGCGACCTCGCTTACCGGCACGCCCTCTTGCGCGTGGATCATGGTTTGCGGCCCGGTCAGGATGGCGGCGTGCTTTGCAACGACCTTCCCCCGCAAGCGGAATATCAAGACATCGCCGGGAAGGGCCGCGGCCTTGGTCGATGGCCGCAAATGCCGATGGGCGGCGGCCAGCAGGGCCTCGTTGCCAGTGGCCTCAGCCCAGTCTCCGGTATACGGGCCGGCGGCTTCCGGCTCCACGCCGAACACCTCGCGCCACACCCCGCGCACCAGGCCGATGCAGTCGCACCCAGCTCCCCTGACGCTGGCGCGGTGGCGATAGGGCGTTCCCAGCCATTTGCGCGCCTCGGCCACGATTGTCGCCCGCGTCACCGTCATAGGAACCGGCTCCCACCATTGTTGTTGCCGTCTCCGGCGTTGGGATAGGACGTTATAAAATCATTTCCGGGGATGTAGGGGCACCCGCGGAAATTGACGCCGTTGTCGAACTTGTTGCGGCAGGTGACGAACTGCTTGTCGCAACCGGCCGTGACGCTGAATGTGTCGCCGACGCTGATCGCCCGGCTCGTGTCCTGCCAGACCTCGATGCACTTGCCCGCGGGTCCAAACCAATGGCGCTTGATCTCGATGGCGCGGCCCCGGTTTGCACCAAGGGTCCACGTCAGCAGGCCACGACCGAACCAACCTTCGGTGAAACCATCGAGGCCGGCAGCGCTGAAGCTGCGCGCGTCGACAATGGCCATGACCGCGCCAGTTCCGGTATATTGTGCGCCCGCCAGTGCCACGCCACAGCGAGCGTCGCCCAGGTCCGCATCGCACGAATACTGATAGATTCTGCCTTGCTCCTGTTGCAGTGCATCGGCAAGCCCCCGCACTTCGGCGGCAAATGCCGTCACCCCGCGCTTGACCTCACCGACCGTGCCCTCGCGCATCAGGAGCCGTTGGTCAGGCGACGCCCAATTGACGCGGAAGATCTCGATCTTGGCGTGATCAAAGGCCCCCGCCGCCAGATCGTCGGCGCTGATGCGATCGGAGCGGAGCGCGCCCGATACCTCCAGATTGGCGACCGTGAGGCCGATCTCGGTCTGCATCTCGGTCGTCGTCAGGCCGCTGGACGCCTCGAAAGCGGTGTCGTCGAAACTGATGTCGCGATCATGATCGGTGAAGCCGAGCACCGCCCCATCGCCGCGGGTGATCCGCCAACACCAAGCAAGGGTGGTCACTCCGGTATTGAGATGGGCCTGGAAATTGGGGTCCAATTGCCTCACAGCCGGACCTCCACGATGGGAATATGCGGGATCGAGCCGGCCGTGAAGTTCTGCACATTGACCTCGATCTGGTCGGTGTCGAAGCGCACCGGGACATCGAATTCGAAGCCGGCGGTGATTGCCACGCCGGCGGCGGGGACGTGCCCGGTCGCGAAGGTCGCGAGGCCAGTGGTATAGTCCGCTGTGAACGCAATTCCCTCGACTTGCTCGGCACCCCCGATCGCGACCGCCAGCGTTCCCTGAACCGGTTTCTGGATCGCCCGCTGATAGGGGGCAAACTGACTGCCATAAGTTTTGATGAGTTGAAAAGTGGTCGTCGCGCCATCCCCCGTGCCGATCGATTGATCGTAGGCGGTTGGTCGGCTCGAAGGTGGGCACGAGCGAAAATCGGCGTGGTCCTTCCAGCGAAAGCCATAGAGCTTGCCGCGTCGCTCTTCGAAAAAACCAATGACCGCGTGCATATCATCGATGCCGCGAACGCCGTAGCCGGCGTTGTAGCTGCGGCGCGAGTCCGCCCACCGGCTGTTGCGCTCCTCATAGCCCGACGCCAAAGTGATGACGTCGGTGCGCCGCGCCGGGCCGCCGGTCGCTCCCTTTGATATGTTGGTGGGAAAGCGAACTTCATGGAAGATCATGGGTCATGCCTCCGCTCGTTCAACTGTTGCGCTCGCCGAGGGCGAGATTGCGCTGCATCAGGGCTGCGATCTGGGTCGAGGAGCGCTGGAAACCGGCCACATCGGGGGTGCTGATGTTGAAGGTGATGTTGCCGCCACCGCCCCCGCCGGCCCGAACGCCGAGTTGGCCGTCAGTGCCCCTCGTCAGCGGAAGTATGGCTTCCGCGCCCTGCTCGCCGGCGATCGCCATCTGTCCGCCGCCAAGCGGAAAGCGAACCGGCGAGGAGATGATGCCGCCATCCGCGAATGGCGTCGGCACCGAACTGCCGGAAGTCCCGCCGCCGCCCGTCAGGAGCGACGACAATCCGCCGATCGCCTGATCGAAGATGCTCCCAAGCCCACTGGTGAGCGGCTTCAAGGCCGCCTTGAGAGCGAGATCCGAAAAGCTCAAGGCGAGCGACTTCACCGTCGAATCGAGGTCCTTGCCCTTGACGGCGACCTGATCGAAAGCAGTCACCAGTTTGC